GTGGTGTTCCGGAGAATCGTGTATCTTGGTTTAACTTCCGCTACGAAAAGCCGTATATTAAATATGACAAATGGACTTGCGATTCTGCGGCGAATGGCGGTAATTTCATGGCCGAAGTGGGTCTAGTTTTTTCAAGTTGGTCTGTAAGAACTCGCACGGTTGGAGAATGCGAAGCTGGTCGGGAGCGTGATGGTTCGGGCCAGTGCGTTTGTAAGGCTGGCACTGTAGAGCCACCTGGCGGCGTTGGTGCTTGCGTTCCTGGTGACGATATGCAGTGCGATACCTTTTACGCTATAGGCGGAACCCTGGGCGGGTGGAGAACCCAGGAGCGGTCATTTAAAGCCGATATTGCACACGGCGCAAAATACTGCATGGAGGGCCAATTTCCAGATCAAAACAAAGGCTGCCTGGTCGAATTTCAGCGCCAGGCTAAATATGCATATGACGGTGTAACCATCAGTGATGGTTATTTTGATAAACCGGAAAATAAAACAAGCGGATTTGCTTGCACGCCAGGCAGTGCAGAAACACCAAAACCGCCCGATAATAACCCTTGTCCCAATGGTTTTCCTGGAACAGTTAACGGATTAACTGTGTGCGTGGCTGAAGTTCCCAATGCTGGTATTGAACCTGGCAGCTCAACTACAACCGTTGATGATGGAACCAATACCACCACGACCAGGCGCGAAACTAATACGACGTGCGAAGTTGGCCGCTGCACCACCACGACGACGACAACATCGACGATTACAAATAATTCGACTGGCACTAGCACCACCACAACCGGCACGAATACCACCACCCAAAGCCAAACCGATTACTGCAAGGCAACGCCATCGGCGAAGCTTTGCGGGGGGCCAGGTCTGCCCAACGATGGCGGCCCAGGGGGCGGCGGCGGCGGTGGCGAAGAAGAACCGGGTTCTTTTCAGGGCTCCTGTGCTGCTGGTTTTCAGTGTGCAGGTGATGCGCTGCAGTGCGCGATTGCTCGCGAACAGCACATTCGTTCGTGCAAGCTGTTTGACGACAAAAGCCCTGAATCTGAGCTGTACGAACTGCACAAAGGCAAAGAGGGCAACCAAACTACCGATCTGCCGGGCAATGAAACCGTATCCATTGCTGGCCGCATCGACATGACCAACGCCTTGGGCGCTGGCTCCTGTGTGTCTGATCGCACCGTCACCGTGTGGGGTCAATCTGTGGTGCTGCCGTTTAGCGTCATCTGTCCCAGCCTTGGCATGTTTGGTCAGTTGCTGGTTGCTGTGTCGCTGCTGCTCGCCGCCCGTATTGTCTTGAGGGGGTAACCATGCCTGTGTTTGTTGCCGCCATCGGCGGAATGCTTATCAACCTTGTCGGCACCCTGGCCGGTCGCGTCCTGATTGCGCTAGGTATCGGCGTAGTCACGTACACCGGCCTGTCAACCTCCCTGGACTGGCTCAAGGGGCAAGCCCTGGCCGCATTCGGCGGCATGCCCGCAGAAGCTGTTCAGCTTGCGGCGTTCCTCCAAGTGGGAACCTGCATCAGCATCGTCACCAGCGCGATTGCCGCTCGCGCCCTCATCAACGGCATCAGCGGGGACAGCTTCAAGCGCTGGGTGCTCAAATGATCTACCTCACCACGGGTGCCAATGGTGCTGGCAAGACCCTGCTCACCCTCAAAGACGTTCGCGAGCAGCAGCTGAAAGAAAATCGTCCTGTTTACTACCACGGCTTTGAGATGGATGAAGCCAAGGCCGCGGAGTTCGGTTGGCAGCCATTCGATCCTAAGAAGTGGCAAGATTTGCCGGATGGATCGATCTGCGTCATGGACGAGTGCCAAAACGAATTTCCGCTCCGGCGCTCTGGCAGCGAAGTCCCCGACTACATCAACGCTATTGCGCAGTTCAGGCGCAAACGCGGTTTTGACTTCTGGATGATCTGTCCGCATCCTTCGTTGCTGGATGTGTTCGTGCGTCGGCTCATCGATAAACCGAGCTGGCATCGGCATCTCAAACGCGCTTTTGGTGCCGATGTGGTTAGCGTGCTCAAGTTCTCCAGCCCGGACATGAAGTGCGAGGAACCGGGCGCCGGTGCACGCGGTGAAGTCAGCATGCGCCCTTACCCTAAGGAGGTGTACAGCTGGTACAAGTCCGCCAGCCTGCACACTGGCAAGAGGAAAATTCCGCGTGCCGTCTGGATCGTCGCAGCCGCCGCCGTGGCCGTGCCTGCCGCCCTGTATTTCGCCGTCAGTGGCGTCTATGGCAACGTCACCAAGAAAGCCACGCCTGACAAGCACGCCCCTGAGGTCATGGCCGGCCCAGCAGCGCCCCAGGCGCAGGGCAGGGGGCCTCAACCCATGACCTTGAGTGAATACCTGTCTTCACGTAAGGCGCGGCTTCCTGACTTTCCGCATACTGCGCCGGCATACGATCAAGTGACCCAGCCAACCCAGGCTCCGTACCCTGCGGCGTGCGTGCAGATGGGTGAGCGCTGCGAGTGCTATACCCAGCAGGCCACAGTGATGCATGTCAGTCACGCCGTGTGCGTGCAGATCGTCAAGCGTGGCTATTTCGTGGACTGGCAGCAGCCGCAGCAGCAGGGCCAGCAGATGTACCCGCAGCGCGTATCCCAGGTTCCAGCGCCTGCACCTGCTGCGCCGGCTCCCGTCATCAATGTGCACGTACCGCCACCGCCAGTACAGGCCTCGCAGCCTGGCTCTGAATGGCTTCAAGGCTTGGCCTCGCGCAACGCTCAAGTGCGCTCTGAGATTAAGCCCTAACACATAAAATACCAAAGCACAATAGGGCATACCCTAATTGACAATTAAATTTATCGTAATGTGAAATAATAGGCTAATATTTTAATGTCAATAAGTAGTTACCCTATTGCTAAAAATTGCGCATCGGGGTATGGGGCTTTGCCCCATGTTCACGGCTCATCGCGTAACGGGCTCCATAAGCTAGGGTGTTTGGTTCATCCGCGCCCCAAGCATCTATTCCAACCGGCGTGGATTGATCCTCAATGTGTCGCGCCATTCAGGCCGTAGCGCAGGCCAATCGCGTTGCATGCCCCTCATCTATCCCTTCGGTTCACTCGCGCCCTGATAAACAGGTTTTCAGCATGTGAACGGCACAATGCCCGCCAGGGAGCGCAAGCGGAGCGCGCCCCTGGCGGGCATTGTGTGAACTGTCGGAATCGCTGGTTAGGGCATCGCAAGGAGCGGCGCCGGTTGGAGAAATCGGCGCAACCCTTGATAGATACGATGTATACGATTTTTAATGGTTGTCGCGCTCTTTGCTATCGAATCCGTAGCGGAAATTGAGCCTTCGCTGTAGGAAATGTGACACATCGCCGCCCCGCCAGCGGCTTGTACCTTTCCCAAAATCTCCCGCAGCAGCGCTCCTTTCCTGCTGTCTGCGTTCCGCTCGATGATCGCGTCGATAACCGCCTGGCGCGCATCCTCTCCTGCTAGGTCTGCTATTTCAGCCGCCAATTCGGGGGACAGTGGGCGCTGTCCCTTCCTGAGTCGGGTGATCTCTGCCCGGTCAATTCCCATGCGCCGCGCAAGCTCCGCCGCGCTCCCGCACGTTTCTATAGCTTTGTCAATAAGGGTTTGTCCTGCTTGCATGTTGTAATCCTTTACAACGATAGTTGGCTCCGTTGTAGATTTTTACAACACCTAATTGGAGCCAATCATGTCCATTCGTATCCAAGTCGCAAGTGAAGCGACAACTCCCACGCGCTACACCAATAAACGCACCGGTATGCCTGACAAAGAGCAGACAGCCTGGGCCTTTCTTACTGAGCGTGATGGCAATCCTTCACCTCATCCCACGAAGATTACTCTTGTCGTCGAGCAGCCATACCCGGTTGGCGACTATACCTTGCACCCCTCGGCTTTCTACGTTGGCGAATGGGGCAAGCTCCAAGTAGTCCCTCGGTTGGCTCCGTTGAAAGCGAAAGCCTAAGGGGTGCACCTATGTACCCCGAATTGACCCAGGCCATGCACGCGGCACGGCTTGCCACGCTTCACGACGCCCTATTCGGGCTGCTCGTGGAGCAACTGGCGAGTGACCTGCCCATGGTGGACGGCGTTTCTGTCCAGTTCCGATATGAGGGCGGCGAAACCTACATCGATGTGCAGTACCTGCGCGGTGGCATGCCCATGGGCGGGGAGGGCGTGTGACGCTGTACGTTTCACTCCAATCTGATCTTCCTGTGTCCGTTCCGTCGTTCGGTGGCCGCAGTCCTCAGGCATTGTTTCGCGCATTCCAGCAGGCCGCCGCCGAGGGGCAATTGGTCGTGTTCATTCAGGTAGCTGGCGCTGATGAAGATCGCGCCCGCGCGCTCTGTGATGCGATGGCCGACGCTGCGGAACGAGCATTAGGGGAGGGCGTGTGAGCGCCCAGGCCGAACACCTCTACGCCCTCAAGCTCGCGCACGCCGCGCTGCTTGAGCGGCTTTCCCGCCATCCTCAGTGGGAACACGATGTGATGCACGCCGAATGGCGTGTTCGCGCATGGTGTGAACACATCATCGCTTTTGGGTGCTGAGATGGCCTGCCCTGTCGCCCACCTCCTTCACGCACGCAGCACGCCCGGCATGGTGCGCGCTGCGCGCCGTGCGCATGCTCGTAGCGTCGCAGCGTTTGAGCGTCGCGCCGCTTTGCAGGAGGCGCGCAGCGCCTCCGGGCTTGTCTCAGTATCAACAAGTTCAACGAACGCTCCTGCGGTTGTTCTTTGGTCTGAAAACTGCATCCAGATCGACCGCCATGCCAGCCGCGTTACGCGGCTGCGGAAGTCCCTCGGCGTTGCTGCGAAGAGCCTGCATAACGCTGGTCCGCTGAATCAGCAGGTGTGGATGCAGACCCTGACCTATGCGGGCGATAACGGCCAATGGCGACCTCACCACATTACCGAGTTCATCAAGAACCTGCGCCGGTGGCATTACGCCAAAACCGGCAAAGCCAAACTGCGCTACGCCTGGGTCGCAGAGCTACAGCAGCGCGGCGTCATTCACTACCACGTGGTCGTATGGCTGGCCGGTGGCCTTACGCCACCGAAGCCCGACACCGCCTGGCGGCGTGTCGATGCCAAGGGCATCGCACACGTTGAGCCCCCCATGTGGCCCCATGGCATGAGCAATCGCCTGAAGGCGACAGCGCCCATTGCCTACCTCATGAAGTACGCATCAAAGGTGGAGTCAAAGAATGTCGGAAGTTTTCCTCATGGAGCTCGCATCCACGGCTGTGGCGGGCTTGATTCAGATGGTCGCGCTATTCGCCGCTGGGTGCTTTGGCCTGCTTATGTGCAGGGCAATGCTTCGGTGCAAGACCGCTACCGACCTGCGCCGGGAGGCGGTTACCGCTGTGATGAAACAGGAGAGCTTCTCATGTCTGAATTCGCACCAACGGGCGGCGGTTTTTCGAGCTTTATCCGCGTGCGGCACACGCCGCGCCGTGTCGATCCATCCGGCCCCTTTTCCTGGCTCCCCGACCGTTCGGAGGGCATCTGATGGCTGATCCCCAGGTCATCGTCTGTGAACAAGCCTGCACGCTCACCGTGCAGCATGAATTGGCGCTCCCTGTGCTCGATCTGAGCCCAGGCGACGCCGCCTTAATCAGCAGCGCCATCCTGCTGGTGTGGGTCGTCGGCTATGCATTCCGCATGCTGATTCGCGCCCTTCATATCGATGGTGGTTCTACATCCACGGAGGAAAACTCATGAACCGTTTCAACACCCAAACCCGCCGTTTCGCTCAAGCTGCTGCCGGTGCCGCCCTGGTGCTCGCATCGCAGGCCCATGCCGCTGCGATTGACGTCACCGCGGTGGTCGCGGATATTGAAGCTCAGGCCGCGCCTGTCGCCCTCATTGGTGCCGCCGTGCTCATCTTGTTCGTCGGCATCAAGGCATTCAAGTGGGTGCGCCGCGCACTGTCCTAAGCCACGCGCCCCAGGCCCACGCCTGGGGCCTTTCCTAAAGCCTGCGAGGCTTTTGCAAGGGAGGGTAGCCACATGGGCCTGTTCATCATCGTTGCAGTATTGGGGGCGGCATGGCTCATATTTACCGCCTAGTATTAATCCTCCTGGGCTTTATTGCGCCTCAAATTCAGGCCGCAACGATTACTGAATACCAGGCGTATTTCTCCACACTCGCAGAATCGGCCTGGTCAAAGTCTGAAGATGATGCTGCTGCCATCTTGGCTGGCAAATTGTCGGGCCTTGATTGGGCTATTAAAACCTGTTCGCCCGGTGGTGTTCCGGAGAATCGTGTATCTTGGTTTAACTTCCGCTACGAAAAGCCGTATATTAAATATGACAAATGGACTTGCGATTCTGC